CCCCCCTAATAACCCCCAACACAGACTTAATATAGTGGCTTTTACACATAAATTGTGTGTGTGTAAATGCGTAAGGATTCAAGGGAAAAAGAGGCGGTGAGACCCCCGCCCCCCACTTGCGTGAGGAGCGAGAGCGTCACCGCTTGTTACATACAATGCCGTGCGTGTGTACGGATTACTTACCGCTGATAATGCGGCAGCAAGTCACGAGCACGAGGAGCGTGACAACTGCGACCATTACTTGGCGAGTTCCGTAATGCGTTCCCAGATACGCTTCCGCTTCTGCGTGCAGGCGTTGTACTTGTGGAACAGGTCGAAGAGCATCCGCACTTTGTCGGTGCGGCGATGCTCGCGGCGTTCACGAGCCTTGATGTGAGGAGCGAAGGCGAAGACCCGCTTGCACTTACCGAAGGGCTTGCTCACTTGCTACCTCCCTTCTTTTCCTCGGCCTTGCACTTGATGCCAAGCGACTCCATCAGCGTGGCGATGTTCTTGAGCCGCTTCTTATGCTGGCTGAACACCGCATTGATGTCGCTCGTCTTCACCTTGCACTTGAGCAAGGGAGTGGTCGCAACATAGACGGACGCACGAGCCGAAGTTTTCGCATCCGACTTGAGCACGGCCTTCTTGATGTCCTTCACACCGCTGACCGCTTCGGTCACCAACTTCTCACCGACCATCAGCCATTGCACGAGCGAGCCGATGTCCTTCGGCTTCACGGCCTTCGCGGCTTCTTCAGCGGCGATGACCTTGCTCACGATGGTGTTGATGGTTTCGGTCTTCACACCTTCGAGGTGAACGACCTTCTTCTGACGCACCGACTTCTTTTTCTTCGCCATAGGCGTTGATGTCTCGGAGTGTAATCGCTTCGCACTTCGCTCGCACGATGTTGGGTTGGCTTGCTGATACGATGATGGCGATGAGCGACACGCTCACACTTGGATAGACCACCAGCAACTACACTTCCTTCGACACATCTATTCTGTCGAGACACTTGGTGTCCGTAAATTTGGAGCGGCTGGCCTGTTGCCAAGCCAACCGCTTATCAGGTCTTGCTCGCTGAAACCTTGTGCGAACGAATGACCTTTTCTATGATTTCGATTACTTGCGTAATATCTTAAACATAGCGACCAACCAGATACCTACTGCTACCACTTCAGGTAGGCTCGGCATCAGGCTTGGTCTCCCGAACGAAGAGAGGCTTACGCACCTTCAGCCTCTCGATTGTATCTTTGATGTCTCGCATATTCTTGGTGATGAACACCCTGTGATAGTATGCGTCCCACTTGGTGCGTGAGAGATGCGTCACATTGGTGGTCAGACCCCAATAGGTCACGACATCGTTCAACTGAATGCGATACGCTGTGTCACCCTCCCAGATAGACGGAGATGTATGATGGAGGTCGATAAGAGCGATGCGTCTAGCACACTCAATCAACTTCTCATCGGTCATCTCGCCAGTCAGGTCGTGCTGTAACAACATCTGATACCAGATGAAGACTTCAGCACGAGGATGCCAGTACAGTTGCGGCTTATCGTCACCATCTCGCTTGGTCGAATACTCGATGAGCGAGCGGTCAATGCTGTCGGGGAACTTGAAGTTAAGGCTCATAGGTTACCACCAGCAGGAGTACATAATCTCGTAACCCTCATCGATGAGTTTGAGTGCTCGCTCGATGAAGTAGTGGTCGTTCTCTATGTCCTCTGGTCTTGTTTCACCCCAGAAGAAGCCTTCGCCACGGACAGCGTAGGCGTTGCCGTTATCTTTCAGGTGTTGGCGAAGAGACAGCAAGTCATCACGCACAATAGGCATAGTCACGAGGTTGAACACCTCCGTGCCACCCTTGCGGTGATACAGGTCTTCCATCCAAGCGTTAAGGTCAGCGTGCTTACGCCAGTTGGCGATAGCGACACGGCCTTGCTCAAGGATTTCCATCTCTTCGTCCGTCAGTTCTCGCTCCGTGATGAGAGTGAGGTGTGCGACCTGCGGGGTCACAGCGAATGCGGTCTGGTCGAGTCCCATAGTGATAAGCGGGACGCACCACCTTGCGATGATGCGTCCCTGTGTATCAGTTGTCCTTACCCGCTGGGGTCACCAGCGAGAGGAACTCGTTCTCGTTGACAGATGCACCACGAAGACTGGTCACGATGTTATGACCAGAGCGTTGCGTCATCTCGTACTTGGCGATGCCATAGTTGTGCGTGAGCACCTGCGTATGGGCATTGTACAAGTTCCAGATGTTGCGACCCTCGTCTTCACGATAGGACGGCCTAGCCCAAACATCGGTGACGGCCTTGGCGAAACGCTCGGCATAGATGCCACGCTTCGTAAGGTTCTCGATGATGGTGTAGCCCTGCTGTTGCGTAACATTGATGCGAGCCATATTAGCCCACACATTGTTAAGTTCAGCCCACTCGGACATCGCCTGTTGCAACACCTGATTGACGAAGGCGGGAGACACATTGGTAGTGTGTCGCACGGACATCGACAGGTCTTGCTTGAACGAGGTCATACCATTGAGGCAGACCAGACGAACCGCACCAACGCTGATGGACGATTTGCTCGTGCCATCGAACGAGTTGCGAGCGATGATACGCAGAGCCACAGTATCGCCCTTCGCCACGATAGCGGTACGAGTGTTGAACTCGTATTCGATATGTGAGCGAGCACCCCAGCGAGTGACGATAGCGTCACGCTTGGTGTACGACAGGCCGATATCACGGAAGCCATTCTCGATGGAGTCGGTGAATGCGGAGTTCTGCACGATGCCATAACGCTCGGATGTGACTCCGATGATGACACCAGTATCAGTACGCTGATTACCCCACGCATTGGCAGGCTTGCCATCCGCTGTGTAGAGCGGGACAGACTTGACGATGTAGTTGTGGGCATTCTGACCAGAAGAAATCTTCTGGCCGTAGGAGCGAGCCACTTGGGTTTCGCTCTCGTATTGCTGACGGAGTTTGGAGAGGTCAGCACTCTCGATGTCGTGAGACATATGCGTTGTGTTCTTGGGTTATGTGCTACTAGGCGTTCGCACCTTGGAGGAGCGTTCGCTTTTCGCACAAAGGTTTGGGATTACTGGGCAGAGATGGCGTTTAGGAGTGCGTCCACCTCGTGTTCGGATTGGCAGTTAGCGTTTACCACGCTGAACAGCCTATTGGAAACGCCTAGGTCAACCTTACGCCACGCTTTCGAGCCAGCGGAGATGGCGAACATAATGTTGCCACTCGTAGGAGCGATGAAGAATGGGTATTGGTCAGGCGTGATGCTCTCGGGAATTTCGAGAGCCGCAACGAGTTCAGCCACTCGTTCAGGCGAAACCTTCTTACTCACGACTGGCCTCCTTCCTTGATGTTGGCCTGTGCCGCTTTGTAAGACTGCTCCAGCAGGTCAGCGAGCGATGCCTTCACAGCGTGAAGGACAAAGCCGTTGAACCACTCGTCATAGGTTGCACCGAACTTGGACTGCAACTGCTCACGGATGAGTGCATCGACCTTGTGTTCGATTTCGTCATCGATGGCGTTGCGGCAATTGTCTTCCTCGGTGTCTCGGGCGGCGTACAGCGTATCCTTGAAGATACGAGCGACCTCGTCCTTGAGCAACGAAGAGAACCAATCACGCTTCAACTCATCGGTGACCATCGTGCCAAGGTCTTCACGAGTGACTAGGTCATCGTCAGACATATGCTCCGACTTGAGCATCATATCATCGAAGTCGTAATCACCACGAGTGACGAGGTCGTTGTCGGAGACGATAGTCTCCCAGTCCAACTTTTCTGCGACCTTGTCAGCGACCTTGTCCCAGTCGATGCTGTCACGCAGAGTGTAGTCCCAGTCCTTCTCATCGATGACACGCTCGGTGGTGTCCTCAACGATTGAGGAGTTACCGATTGCGTCTTCGACAGCAGACTCGATGTTGTCTTCCAACACCTCCTCTGCGATGGCCTGTACCGCAGTCTTGAACGCCTTGCCTGTTACGAGGTAAGGCTTGTCCAGCGACAGCGTGTCGGACTTGTTAGCGGCTTCCAGTTCTTCGATACGCTTGGTGAGCGTAGCGACCTCTTGTTGCTGACGAGCGAACTCGCCAGCGTTGGTCAGCACGAATGCCAACCCTTTGAACCAACCAATGATGTTACTCATTATGTTTTTTCGGTGTGTATCCGCACAGCGGGATTGCCGTGCGAAAGGGAAAGGGAAAGGACGCACAGCCAACAACTGTGCGTCCTAATAGTTTTACGACTTATCGGGTCGGGTGATGTAATCGAGCATCAACTCTCGGAGGACTTCCGTCCTCGTCTTGCTCTCGCTCTCGGCCTTGGCCTTGAACGCTTGGAGCAAGTCATCGGGAATGATGAAGTTGACGGAGGTGAGTCCGTGCTTATCACGCCACTTGTCCATCTGCTCCTTACGCTTGCGACGCTTCGCCCAGTAAGCATCGAAGCCAGCCTTACGCTTGGCCTCGACATCTGGGAGTTGCAGACGCTCGATGTTAGTGAGCGGCTTCGGAGGTACGAGACCTTTGGCTCTCATACGCTGTTGGTCACGAACCATCGCCATATTCTTGGGAACAGGCATCTGGTTGTTGCTTTCGGTCTGCGAGACATTTCTGTCCGCAGTTACAGAAGTGTCTTTCGACACTTCGCTGGTCAGGCGGCGAACTAGTTCGCTCCTGATGTCAGACCACTTCTTGGTGGTCTTGGGCTTCCTCATCGTTGTTCTCTTTGGGTTTGTCTTTCGCCTTGTCGCTGTCGGCAGACAGCAACTCAGCGAGAAGGTTTTCGTGGGAGTCTTCCCAGATGGAGAGGCGACTACGCTTCAGCGTTGCAATGCGTTCCTTGCAGTCAGCGACCTTACGCATATGCCTAGCAGCCCTGCGGCTGAACTTATTATGGGCGGTCATCGCTGTAAGGCTGGATGAACGATTTATCGTGAGCGACAACACCTACCGCTTTGCCTTTGGCACGAAGGCCAACGACATTGCCTTCCCGCATACCCTTGGGGAAGTAGTCGCTAATCTGCAACTCGCCCTGCTCTTCGGTCAGGAAGCGGATGTCGTGCTTATCTCCATCGATGACGGAGTAGCAACCACGCCAGTACTGCGGCAACTTATCGCCACGCTTGATGCCGAACACAACGGACACATTGAAGCCGTTCTGCAAAACGATGTCGCAGAAATCCTTCGACTGCTCTGTGCCGCTGAACGAGTAGATGAGGTAGTAGTTGCGAGGAAGTTCGCCACGCATATACGCCCTCATCCTGTCTGCATCCTTCGTGTAGTCGTAGAATTGCGTGGTGGGGTGACGATACATAATCGTCTCCATCTCGCTATTCCAGATATCGCTCGTGCCGTTCAAGCGAACGCACGGACGGAACTTACGCTTGAGCCTCGTCTGCTGACGATGCGTAAGGTTCTCGTGGTTGGTAATCTCCCTGTCCACCTGTTGCCAGAATGCGGCAGGGTTCTGGAGCATCCACTTCGTCTTGCGAATGCGAGACTCTTGGATGTTCTTGAACACGCCAGCCATACCAGCGGTGTTGAGGCAGAGGAGTCTGCATTCAGCGGTGCTGTGCTTGCAGACATTTTCTCCCGACAGCGAAGCGGGAGCGAGATAGAGGATAGCGGTACGCCATCCGAACGCCTCACCCTTGTTGGTCTTGGCGTTGTTGAAGCAGAACAAGTTCTTCATAACGAAGAATGGAGTAGATGCACCCGCACCACCGATGTGATGGTGCGGATGCGTTGCTACTACTGCTTGCCCTCCTTCATCTCTTCGACCTTCGCCCAGAACTCAGTCGAAGCCTTTTCACGGGCTTCAGCCTGTTCCATATTGAAGTGGCGAATGCCATCTTCAAAGGCGGTGCGAGGTTCGTAGCCGTTGCGTTCAGCGGACTCACGCAAGCCGTTGACAACGACCTCGTCCTTGCCGAAGCCAGACGAGTGGCGGTGGAACTTCTCGTCAACGCTGACCACGCCGTGCGTCAGCAGTTCGTAGGCGAAGAACGCCATCAACTGCGTGAGCGACAGCGAGTTCTCGATGTCGTAGTCACCGACAGTCTTGATGGTGATGATGTCGTTGTGGCTCGACATCACCAGTTCACGATAGGCACGGAAGAACTTGTCCTTGCCGTCGAACTTATCTTCCGAGACCCACGGCTTGGAGTACTCGCTGACATACACCTTGCTGACACGAACCGACTTAACCGAGTTATAGACTTTGATGTCCATAGTGTTGTTTCACGATGAGAGCAGATTGGCTTCCATTGCATTGCCTGTAAGTTGTGTTCAGCAATGCAACAGATAGTCAGGGCAGAGCAAACGCTCTACCAAGTAGGGCTGACTGGCCGACCCGCTCCTTCTCGCTTACATCTATTCTTACCAGCCGCCCTGCGTCCGTAAATTTTCGGAAGGCGAGGGTCGGACTGGACGCAAGGGGGTCACCTATTTCTTACTGACACCTTACCTTGTGCGTGACCTTTTTTACGATTTTAATTTTCCGACTTTTCGGACGGAAGGTCGATGACCTCACCGCTAATCAGTTTGTTAATGTCCTCGTGCTTCACACGGAGGCGATGCTCAGTAACAACGACAGGCTGGTCGTTGAGGGTCTGCACCTTATCAATGAGGATAGCCAGAGCGAGGGGCATCTGGGTGATGGGCAGTTTGTCAATCTCTGCATCGAGCCTGTTAGCACCCTTAAGGATGATGGACTTAAACAGGTCGCTGGTCTTACGCTTGTAAGTACCAAGGTCGATGTCCTTGTCACCCATATCGTTTCTGACAGCCACGACAGTATGGCTGGAGACCTCTACCTTGTCTTCGATTTCCTTCTGGGTGTGTCCCTGTTCGGTCATCCAGACAATCTGCTTCTTTTTTTCAGGGTCTAGTTTTTCTAGGGTCGTGGACTTGTTATCGGTCTTGACTCTCTCTGGGTTGGACTCATATTCCATAAAAACAACTAGTATATGGATTTACCAACAAGTCAATGCTGGCTTGAAGCCCCGATTGAGCCTCCCACCAGCACCCATCAGGCCAACCTTAGGGTCTTGAAGACCAAGACAGGGCGGCTGTTCGTAGGGAAGATGAAAAAAAACAAGGTCACCAAATGGGTAGACCAGATGAGGCCGTACCTTGTAAGGGGAAAGCCACTACAACCTATGGAGGGGGCGGTCAGGGTCTGTATTAGACTTTATTATACATCGCCCAAGTACCTTTTACCAAAGATTAACAAGTGTAAAGAACTTGTAAAAACGACTAAACCAGATGTGGACAATGTTGTCAAGGTCATATTGGACGAAATGACAAAATGCGGATACTGGCTTGACGATAGCCAAATCTGGTGCATCACCATTGAGAAGTACTGGAGTGCTACCCCAAAGGTGTGCATCTACTACGACCAAAAAACCCAAAACCAATGAAAGACGCTACTGTTAGTACTATGTCGGAGAGCGAATATCGCTCTCTTCCCGCTTTGAATGCTTCCCGCTTCAAGGCGTTCTTCCGCTCGCCCTTCCACTTCTTTAACCAGAGGGAGGTCGAGGAAACCGAGGCTATGAGGATTGGCACTGCCATCCACACCGCCATTCTTGAGCCTGAGCAGTACCTGAGCACCATCGCCTTCTACCCAGAGGCTGACGGACGCACGACTGAGGGTAAGGCCATCAAAAAGGCTTTTGAGGCTGGGGCTGTCGGCAAGACCATCCTTAAGGCTGACTCCAAGGAAATCGTGGAGAGGGCTGTTAAGGCCGTGACCACGCACCAAGAGGTCAGGCTCATCCTCGCCAACCCTGAGAACCGCAGGGAGCAGGTCTTGCTTACCAGCCTATGGGAGCAGGACTGCAAGGCTCGCCTTGACCTGATTAATGTCGAGACTGGCGTTATCAGGGATATCAAAACCTGTGAGGACGCATCGCCTGAGCGGTTTAAGTACGAAGTCCGTGACCGCCTATACTGGGTACAGGCAGGGTTCTATGCCCTTGTCGCTGAAAAGGTGTTCGGAAAGCCTTTTGGCTTTGAATTCATCGCTGTGGAAAAAGGTGACCCGAGCACTTGCACCATCTACGATGTGGACGCTAAGGAACTTGAGATGTGGAAGCACATCGTGGACTGTAATCTGTCCCATCTGAAGGCTTGCACCAACACCAAGGCTTGGACTGGCTACAACAGCCAGACCCTAGGTAGCCTGAACTTGAGCCAGTACCTGTCGTGAGCAAGCCCTCATTCACTGGTGTCTGGATTCCTGTCGAGGTCTTCCAGATGGAGACCCTTACCATCACCGAGAAGGTGGTGTACGGAATTGTAAACGCCCTCGATAACGAAGAGGGCTGTTACGCCTCTAACGGCTACCTTGCACAGACCCTGCAACTGAGCGACAGACAGGTCAAGAATGTCCTCAAAACGCTTATCGACTTCCAGTTGGTGGTACGCATCGAAGTGGACGGCAAACGCATCCTACGGACAGTAGAGAAGCAAGCCTTGGTGGGTGCTACAGATTTCCTAGGGAGGGGGAAGCCAGTTTCCCGCAGGGGGGGAAGTAGACTTCCTACAGATAGAAAAGAGGATAAGAAAGAGGATAAACCTACCCTAACCCTTCCTTACGAACAGCCTTTTTCGGATGCTTGGGACAAGTGGGTGGCCTATCGGAAACAGATTAAGAAGCCCCTGTCAGAGATGACGATGAAGGAGCAGTTGCTGATGCTCTCTGGCTGGGGGTCTGAACAGAACGCCATCGCCTCGATTAACAAAAGTATTGCTTTCGGCTGGCAGGGTCTTTTTGTGGTAACACCAAACATCAAGAAGACGCTCACCAACCAAGACCACGCCAATGGCTTCTAAGTGCATCCACTGCAAAGCAGACGCAGTCCCTGTATGGGACGCAACGAGTGAAAAGTTCAAGCCGTACATCGCTGTGTGCCTTGACTGTTTCCAGACCAAGGAACACCACGAGTATCCGTTCGTATACAAGGAAGTGTTCGACAAGCACAACTGGTGCTTCAAGTCCGTACACCCTACAACGCCTGTTGCTTTTCTCGATACTGTGGAGAGCAAACTTGCACCCCAGATGCAGGTGGCGTTGAAGGAGTACAAGCCAGAGCAGAGCGTCCTGTTGCACGGCATCACTGGCACTGGCAAGACACGCACCGCTTGGGCGATGTATAACAAGGCTTGGCTACACTTCTACCCGAAGCACAGCAAGTTCCTGACGATGCGTAAACTGGAGCAGGAAATCGAAAAGGGTTTCGCCAACCAGAACCACGGAGAGGTCATCGAACGCCTGACCGAATGTGCGTTGCTCGTCATTGACGATTTAGGAAAAGAACGCTTGACGCAACGGATGGAGAGTGATTTGTTCTCCATCATTGACGAGCGTACATCCAATAAACGCCCGACCATCATCACAACGAACTACAACGGCACTGGCCTATCTGACAGATTCACGAACGGAGAAACTGGTTCTGCCATCATCCGCAGACTCAAGGACTACTTCAAAATCTACGGAGCATCCGTGCAATAATTTCCCCCACACCAAAATGGAAAACCAAACCCAAACCACGGCCTCCGTCATCGAGGTCATTAATGCAAAGAAGTATGTTGTTCTGCCTGACGGCAGAATGGCTCGTCTGCTGAAGCCTGTTAAGGTTAAGCACTACCGCTACTTCTCCTACATCAATGACCAAGGGAAGGCTGTTCGCATCAACGCTAACGATAGTCGAAAGATTAACGATGAAGTGGTCGAGAGCAAGTAACCAACTCTGGACTAAAATCGATAATATGGAAGACGCTCCTAAGCCTAACCTGTCCGAACTCTACATCGCCCTTGGCAAGGTACACGATGAGACGAAGGACATTGTTGCGGATGACTTCAATCCGCATTTTAAGTCGAAATTCGCCAGTTTGTCGGCTCACCTGTCGTACCTGAAGCCCATCTTCAGCAAGCACGGCCTCGTGGTCATCCAACTGCCGACTTCCGAGTACCACGACAACGGCATCGGCATTAAGACCATCATCGCCCACAGGAACGGCACGAGCATCGAATCCTCGTGCATCGTCCCTGTCGGTGAACAGGCTACTGGTCAACAGGCTGGTGCTATCCTGACCTACCTGAGACGCTACTGTCTGGCCTCCATCGGGGGTCTGGCTACGGCTGATGATGACTGTGAAGTAGACAGGGTCGTTAAGACCGCCTCTGCTCCTGCCGCTGTCAAAAAGTCCGCTCCCGCCTCCTCCGCTCCTGCGGCTGGTGTCAGCGTGGACTTCGACCTCCCTGTGCCGTTCGGTAAGAACAAGGGTACTACCCTTAACAACCTCCCGATGGCTGACCTCGACTACTGGGCTAACAAGTGGGAGCCGAAGCCGTGGGAAAAGACTGGAAAGGTCGGCCCGAAAGACCTCTCGCTCAAGAAATCCGCACAGGCTCTCTGGGCGTTGAAGCAGGATGGTGAACAAGAGTCTGAACCCCAAGACGAAGTTCCCTTCTAACTGACCTTGTCCCTGTAGTTCAATGGATAGAACATCTGCCTTCTAAGCAGAATATCTAGGTTCGATTCCTAGCAGGGACATTTTCCTAATGAAATACGCACTCCTCCTCGCCCTGTGCATCCAAGCACAGGCAATGGAAATCACGGACGGCTTTTTGGATAAATTAGCCCTCATCGAGTCCAGCGAACGCTGTACTGCTATCGGAGACAAAGGCCAGAGCCTTGGATGCTTCCAGATGAAGCGTGAGGCTTGGGTCGATGCCTGTAAGCGTAACTACGCTAACTGGGACTACAACAAGGCCAACGCCTTCAACTATCCCATCGCCCGACAGGTAGCCCAATGGCACTGCGAGTGGCTTGTCGAACGCCTTAGGGCTAACGGCATCAAGCCCACGCCTATCCGTGTCTATATGTGCTACGCTATGGGCTTCAGCGGGGCTATGAAGCACCGCTTCAACACCGAACTAGACTACCCTGCCCTTAATAGGGCTAGGGGTATCCTATGAACCACACCGCACAAAACAGTCTTAAAGCCTCTGCCTACCTACTAGGTCTATCTGTAGAAGAACTAATTGATGTCCTCCACAACGCCTCCAAAACGAAGGAAATCCGTACTGCCAGTGGATGTCCGTTTGTCCTACCTGCTAGGGAAAGCAAGGAAAAGTCCGCACCAGAAGTTTGTGTCGCTGACAATCAAAGACGCAGAAGCGATTCTGATGTTTTTAAAGAACCCAACTATTCCGATGCCAACGAGTGTGAAAGAGCCGTAAAGCAACTTATGCACTCCCTTGACTACTGGCAAATCGAAGCCAACTACTGGCACGGAATGTGGCTTAACAACCTTCCTAAATGAGCAAACGAGGAAAATGCGGAAAAGGAAAACCATTTCAAAAGCAAGGTCTGACTCCAACGGAGCAGAAGAAAGTAGACCTGCAAACAAAGAACAACAAGGAGCGGTGGGCGTACCTGTTCTCGCTCAACAAGTGGATGAAGCCACAATAACTGTCGGAGATATGATTCGTGCTATGCAGTACCTTACTGATGAAGTCACGAACCTCCGCTACAAACTTCTACAATACGAACTATGCCAAACAAAATCCAAAAAGTAAAGTTCCTCGCTATCGGGGACAATCACGGAGATATGGTGGATACCGAAGCCGCCAAACAATTGTTTGATTTTTTACAGGACTACCAGCCTGACGAGGTCATTCACTTGGGAGACTGCTTTGATTTCCGAAGCCTCAGGTCTGGGGCTAGCGGAAAGGAAGAAGCCGAGTCCCTACACAATGATGTCGAGGCTGGATTAGAATTCATCCACGAACTTAAGCCAACAGTTTTTCACTATGGAAACCACGAAGACCGACTGCACCACCTCATCCACTCGTCAACCAATGGAATTGTTAAGGACTTCTGCGAAGCCCTTGATGCTGAAATTACAAGCAACCTTAAGAAAGTTGGATGTAAGAAGATTCTTCCGTACCACGCAGAAGAAGGAGTTTTCACGCTTGGCAGAATACGAACTGTACACGGATATACTTGTGGGATACGAGCAGTCGAGGAACACGCAATCCATTACGGACTGGAAGAAGGAGCAGTACTTATGGGACATATCCACAGCATACAGCAAACTAACGCCAAACGATATCGAGGTACTGTTGGTTTTTCGGGAGGATGCCTCTGTAAGAAGCGTGAGATGCGTTATGCCAAAAACAGATTGGCAACATCTAAGTGGGGTACTGGATGGTTATATGGGTTTGTACAGGGTAAAAACTGGAAGGTCTGGCAAGCCCATCGAGTCGGAGAAAAATTCATTTTCAGCCACCATTCAGAATGAGACACAAAACAATCCAGTTCCTAAACGAACTGAATGGGATAAGGACTCGCTACAAGCGTGTAACGGAAGAATGCGTACCAGCGGGGTACTTTTCTTCCAGAGAGATGTCGCAGAAATTCAAAATGAACCACAGGGTCTGCCAAAGAAAAGTAAGCGAGTATCTTGCAGACGGAAAATTAAATGTCGTATGGGCAAGAAGAAAAAGCGGTCTCGCAATTCGTAAGTGTCCTTGCTACAAATTCAAAAAGAAATCCTATGAGAAAAGTTTCAAAGGCTGACCTGAAGGAGAACACGGAGATGTTCAAGGGATGTATTTTCCTTGAGCCTCGTGAATGGCTTGACAACGCCATCATCGGCAAGTGTGCCGCCACTGGCGGTATTATCTATGACTACGATGACCTTGTCGAAGCGTTTATGGTGCGTGACGATATTGACTTCCACCAAGCCGCTATGGCTGTGGACTTCAATACGGAGCGAGCCATTCCGTATATGCCAGACCCTAAGCCTGTCATCTTCAAACGACCTCTTAACATCGAGGAAGAAGAAGAAGACGAGTACGAGTAAGGCTACTCACCGCTATCGTGCGTAGCGGTGTTACCCTTTCTTGCGACAGCCCCAAATGGTACAACGCAACCACGCACGAACCAAGCAAGCCTCATCAGTTTGCTGGTAGGTTGCGTTGTGTCAAGAGAGCAACCACCACAATGCTCCAAACGAAATAATCGAAAGAGCAATCACAGTAGCACCAGCCTTCTTCCACGGACTAAATGCAGTTACCAGAATTCCAAATACAAGTAATCCTAGAGAAGCCGAAGACGCTTGGAATGCTACTTTGGTTTTACGCTCTTCTATTGCTACTTGTTCTGCTTGCTCTCGCAGTTGTTGCTCTATCTCTATTTGCAGGTTTTGTTCTTCCACTACTGCCCATAGTTTATCCGTCTCAGCATCTACCTTAGCGGCTTTTTGTTTATCTTTTTCGACAGCCTTCTGGTCTTTCTCTTTAATCATCCTCTCAAACTCTTTTACCTTCTCGACACTGGCCTTGCTTACTCCGTTCAGTCTCGTGATTTGCCCTTCAACAATTTCTCTAGGGATTCCAGCAGGGAGGGAAGGAGCGACAGCAGTGAGAGCAGAAGCAGACTCAGAGATGACTGCTTCGACCTTCGTGATGTACGCATCTTTCTGCTCATTGTTAGAAATAATAACAGGGGCTTGCTTGGGTGGCGTTGAACAGCCAAGTAAAAACAGGGATGAGAATAGCCATTTCATTTTGTAGTTCTTGTGAAGGTTTGCCCATTGTAGACAGGGTTATCAATCCCAGCCTGTCTTCTTTCTCTGGCTTTTTGCCAATCAGAAATTGGCTTCATAGCCTCTTCCATTGCGGCATATCTATCCAGAAGTTCCTTTCTGGCAATCTGAACTTCATTTCCAGTCCAACTGTCGTAGTTGCCAAATGTGGCAACATCCAAAGCGTTTTCAACGCCAGACAAGATACCAAGTCCTGCCAAGTCATCAACTCCATCTTTGCCCATACTGTATGTACCTCTTGGGTCAATGCCTGTTTTTGCATAATAATCTTGGACATAAGCACCCAATCTTTCTCTAGACATCATAGGAGCAGTAGCAACACCAGCAACCTCTCCAAGTTTACCAGCAGTTCTTAAAAGAGCAGTTCCCGCTCTAGCATTAACATAATTTGCAAACTCAGGGTTCTTAAAATAAAGACGGCTAAACTTAGATGCTTTTTCTGGGTCTGTAAAGAATTTTACCATACCTTCTCCATTGATTTCAGGCGTAACCATTTCCTTGAAGCCTCCAAGGTATGCTCTTAAATCTAAGAACCCTTTCTTTCCATAGTTAGGGTCACCTCTTGTCGCTTCATCAACTAGTCCACCAAGAGTTCTATAATTCTTGCCAGAAGGAAGATAGGCATCGTAATTCCCTTTTTTAGAATCAATAATTTGTGCTGGAGTGATTCCTGCCGCCATAAGTCTGGTCGCAACACCTTCAAGTTGCGTAGGCGTAAGACTGCCGATTGCCCCTTCTACCTGAGAAGGTGTAAGGTTTTGCGGCAACTCCTGAATAATTTCAGAAAAGATATCAGACTTAAGTCCAATAAGTTCAGTTCTTCCATTAGCAACCTCTTGAGTCATTTCTTGAAGATATCTTACATATGCTTCCTTTTGCTTTTCAGGTGCTAAACTTCCAGTAGGAATCGGTTTCCATCCTTCCGATGTAGGGTCATTGTTGAATTCTTTTACTACCTTGTAAGTCCCATCATCCATAATCTGGAACATAACCGCTGGTCTGCTTCCTTCTTGGGGATTTATGAAAGGAGAAAGCATCTGCCACTGTCTAGGCTGATTTGTTTCTGGGTCTAAATAGTTACCAAGAATGTTTGTAGTTGGAAGCACTTCGCTGTACATCGCTCCACCAAGACCCATACGAGGGATTTCCAAATTTCGAATTTTAGTCTGTTTTCCCCAAGCACTTAGTGTTTGGTCAAAAACATTATTAAGGTTATGCAAAACACCTTGAGGAGTTTTAAAAACACCTTCATCGGCAGATGTTAGCCTTAAAAGGGGTGTTCCTTCTGCGGTTGTTAAAGTTGGTTGAACTGGAGATTGTGACTGTATGTACAAACCTTCTTGAGGTGTGTTTGGAACAACTGGTTTTCCGTATTTGTCTAGAATATTAGTACCTGCAAGAGTACCATCATCAGCATAACCTGTTGCAAAATCAGGAAATGGAACTCGGTCAGGAAGGTCTTCTAATGAAAAAGTCGTAGCAAATTTTGTAGGGTCAAAAGTCCTTTGAGTTTCATCTAGAAGTTCTAGAAGGTCTTGAGTTCTGTGAGTCAGAGCATACCCATCAATACCTGTTTGAAATTGATGATTGTTAATTATACCTGCAATGTGCTGGGGATATCCGTGTCTGTAATAATTAGGGTTCTGTTTTAAACCTTTTTTAACAGCCGCTAATTCAGCAGGTGAAGGGTCAGTAAAACTACCAAAAGGATTTGGTGCTCCTTTAGCGTTGTCGTTTTGAGGAAAATAAGTTAACGCTTTGTCAAAAGGAACAATCTTATCTCTTGAAATTGTTGAACCAAGGAATCCGTCAATAGACACCTTGAGTTGCTCTTTAAGTGCTTTTACATTATCTGGAGATGAATCAAAAATATCCCTAGCCATTTCATCGTAAGGAGCAATTTGTGTAGGATATACGCCTCCGTGTACTTGGTCTTGATAACCTCTTAAATGTCCATCATCAATTGTTCTAAAAAACTTTTGGTAATAATCTAAAAGAGGATTTTTAAGTTCAGTATTGGTGGAAATTTCTTTATCTCTTATTAACCTTACAGCACGCTGTACATCTGGGCTTAAAAGATAATCGCCAATTTTTAAAAGTTCTTTTTTCGTATCTTGAAGTCTTGGCAAATGCGTACCTAAATAATCCGCATCAGTAATTCTTCTGTCTGGAAGGACTGCTGGCCTTGGAAGCCCTTTTTCAGTTCCAGCATTTCTTCCTATATACTTTTCTTTAATACCTTTTGCGTATTTTTTAAGTTCTTTTAGTGTTTTGAACTTTTTTTCATCTGGAGCAGAAAGGTCTCCAATTTGTTCTGTATACGGATTTGCTGAAATACTGATAGGAGGTTCAACAGAAAAAGCGGTAGCATCTTTTGCTACATCTAAACCAAGACCACCTTGTCTTCCTTTTGTACCAAAAGTGTTAGCGTTTCTATCTCCCCAGTTATCGCCAAGAGTAGCAATTAAAAATCTTTGATTAGGAACACTAGTTTGAGCGTAACTTAGAAGAGGAACTCCCTGATTAAAAAACAAGGAGTTAGCATAATGACCTCTTCCAGCAATAAGACCTGTTTTAAGAAAATCGTCAGCGGCTGTCTGCGAAGAAAAGGCTCTGTATTTTACGGCTGGGTCTAACTGAAGAATGTCAGGACTAAAATTAAGAGCCTGTCTAGCACTTCTTACACCACCTGCGTTTTGTACATTAAAAAACAGGTTGCTTCTTCCTGTAAACTTATCTCTGAGCAGTTCTCTATCGATACTGCCTTCTCCAGAGTCAGGAACGATAATGTTAGCCATTAGATACCAAGCGGATTAAACAGGTTTCTAGCACTTCCAGCAAACTGCATTACATTGTTACCTCCCATTCCTCCGACAGAACTAGGTGTCCAAGGCTGTTGAGCAGGGTCAGTGCCAACACTGCCGTATCGATTAAAGAACGACTGGGGTTGACCATTCTGTGGGCCTATAGCCGCTTGAGTAAAGAACGGCTGATAGTTGTTGCTGTCATATCCTCCAACAACAGGCACATTATACTTAGATGTGCTTGCCGTAGACCCAGCCGCATTAGGATTGGGAGGAGGAAGAGCGGGAATTGTCATTCGTCTAGATGAACCCATAGTAGTAGTTAGTTAGAGGCTTTTTGTAAAAATTTCTTTCGTACCCAGTCAAATAGTTCTGGTGCAAGAGAACCAGAAATGGAGCATAGTACACTTTTGTAGAATGGGTCAATATCTGCGTTATACAGGGCAAAGTACACAAGAACGCCTACTATAGCCCCAGCAATGACCATCCTAGTCCATCTGATAGTGTGGTACTTCTCATCGGTCAGGATAAGCCTAGCAAGCATTCCTAGGCCACCAAGAAGGGCAAAGAGCCAGCCAGCCTTCTTGAACTCCTCTACCATACTATTGATGGACTGCTGGTCGCTCATTTGCCTTCAAGTTCCTTGTCTAAGATGTGTTCCATAGCATCAATCTCGTGGTGTGTCTCAGCCATAAAGGCAGACGCAGGATTGAAAAGCCTAAATACGCTTCGGCCTGTTGCAGGATTCTTAAGTCTTAGCATAGTGTAGCCAAGTTTGTTTCGGATAATGCTCCACTCTTCGTGGTCACCAGCAGAAGACTTATCCATTTCAATGATGTTCCATTTGCTGGCATCAGAAACAGTCTTCTCTACCTTGTCCTGCTTCTCGGTAGCAGGAGTGCTAGTAGCCTGTTCCTTGTTAGCAGCAGAATCAGAGCCAAGATTTGTAGGTTCTGGTGTAACAG